CTTTCGCTCTGGTAGAGCATTTCAAGCGCGCCTTCGTCGTCAAAATCCTCGTCGCCATACGTATCGATGACGCCTTGCAATCCGCCTATCTGATCGGCGATGCCGGCGGCAACTGCGTCTTGCCCGATCCACATTTGCCCCGTTGCGACCGCGTCCACGTCAAGCCCCGGCCGTCCGCGCTGGATCGCGTTTCGGAACTGTTCAAAAAACGTGCGGACGCTGGCGGCGATGTCCTCCAACTGCGCAAGCGACATGGAGCCTTGCGCAATGGTTTTGAGTTCCGCGGATTTGACCGTGTGCAACTCCAGCGGTTGATAGGTCATCCGGCAGAGCGTGCCGATGCTGCCGATCATGCCGCTCGGGTCAATGTGGATACTGTTGCACTGCGATGCGATGTAGTAGGCCGCGGACGCGCAGAACGGATTCACAACGGCGATAATAGGCGGTGTTGCTGCCATGCTCGCAAGCTCGTTGATGCGGGCGGCGATCTCCTCCAATCCGAGGCAGTTGCCGCCGGGGCTGTCGATCTCAAGTGCGATTGCGGAAGGGTCGACGGCGAGCGCGTCGGAAAGCATGCGGTCCAGTTGCTCGTAGCTTGTCAGGTCGGATACGTTGTCCATCCACGAGGCGCGCGGAGTCAGGACGCCAAAAACCGGAATGACGGCGACTCCTTGAATCATTGCAATTCGGCGCGCGAATTCACTCTGCTCTTTGCCTCCAGGGAACGCGGTCATTCCTTTGACCGTGCGCGATGTGCCGGCGACATCAAACAAGTCGTCCAGCGACTTGAAATCCGGATGCACTGCGCCAGAGCCCGCCTGTTTCGCGTGCTCGAAAATGCCGCAGATACGGTCCATGTATTCATCGGTAATCGCCCACGGCTTGTTGTAGATTTGCGCGCCGATTCGGTGCAGGTCGCGCGGCGTTGGTTGATTCGTGCTCATGGGGTCAATCCTCTGTCATCACTGCGACTTGCTCGGGTTGCTCGTTCGGCGTCAGCATCCGGACCTCTCGCGACTCGACGCCGTGCCGCGCTGCTGCCTCGTCGATCAGCTTCGCCGCGCGGGCCTTTTGCTCGACGACGTCTTCGAAATCGGTATCAAGCCACGATTCGCAAAAATCAAACTCGTCCATGACGCCGTATTTCATCAGGTTTTCGGCAACCTTCATATCGCGGCCAAAGTCGATCGACTGCTTGCGCGGCTTGCGTGCGCCGATCGCCCACCAGCGCGGGTGATCCGGCAACAGTCCGGCGTCGATCTTGGCGCGAATGAAGCGCGCGCCGATCGGGCGATACCACGAGCGCACAAGGAGCCTGTGCAGCTTGATGAATTTCCGGTCTGCCTCCTCCATGTCGGCCCGCACTGCTGGACCCGTGCCGACCATGCGCCACACGACGGAGAACGGGAGCCCGCAACCGCGCGCAATGTGCGCAACGGTCATTTCCATGAGGTTGAGCCAACCATCAGAAGGGACATCCGCTTTGAGTGCGGTCACGTCCTCGCCTGGGAAAACGTATCGGATCAACTGGTCGCCGATTTCCTCGACGTTGGCTTCCTCGTTGCCGAGGTGATCCGTTCGCGTGTCCATACCAGGGTGAGATCCCGCCGACGAAACTTGCATTCCTCCGCTCGCGGTCTTGTTGATAATCGCATGGCGGGAATGAACCTTTGCCGTCAAAACCTGCGCGGCCGTCGTCTCTTGCCAATCGCGGATTGCGTCGAGCACGGCGTGAAGCTTGGTCAATCCTCGATACGCATCGACGCGCCGGCCAGTGTCCTTGATGTGAGCGATCTCAGAGCGGGGGATGATGCGCGCATTTTCGAACTGCCCCCAGCGGGCGCGGTCGCGGAGCTGGTATCCGGTCACGCGTCCTGCGGCGTCCAGCACGCATCCGCCAACCATGTTGCCCATATCAACGCCGTGATCGCCTGTGCGGCTTGAGCCGATGCGGTCTGCCTCGATCAGGTTGACGCCGTAGCCGATCGGGCGACCTGCCGACGACATTTGCAACCGATGCTGGCCGAAAATGTCGCCTTCCAAGAATAGCCCCTGAGTGACAACCAGTTGTGTCAGTTGAGCGAATCCATGCTCCCCGCGATAGTCGATGCTGTCTTGCTCCTCAACGAATGCGTCTCTGTAGCGTCGGTCGATGTCTGGTTCACCGGTGTTCCAACGCAATTCGCAACGCCCAACGACGCCCTCCGCGTATTTGTCCGCAATGGCGCCCACAAGCCCGACGTTGGCTTCAAGGTCGCGGGCCTCGCTGATAAGGCTTTCCCTGTCTCCAAGATCAAGTGACTTGTCGCGCGACTCAAGCCGGCGCGCTGGACGCTGGCGCAATCGGTTGCGCACTGCGCCGTTGTAGGGTCGTCCGGTCGTTGCGGCCATGACTCCGCGGCCTGCGGCTTTGATCGCTCGCCCGAGAATTCCGGCCCGCTCGCGGAGCGTGTATCGTGCTGTGACTTCGCGGGGCATGATTATTCGGGGTCAGCGGAGCAGTTGGCGTAGGTGCGCGTCACTTTGGTGCCCTGGGCAACCTGTAGGGCGTGGCTGATCTCGGCGAGCGTGGCGCGGATCTGGGCCAAGCTCGCGCGGTTGTGGCTGCGTCCCGCGATGCTGTAGCTTTGGCCCGCGGTCAATGCTGCGTTCAGCTCCGCGATGGCGTTGGTGCGCATCGTGGTCAGCGTGTCCGCGTCCAATCCTACAAGTTCGCCTGTGATAGCCATTTGCTCATATGCTTGGCCACATCATTCCTGTTTTGGCAAGTTATTTGTGGAGAGGAGTTCCGCGCGGGCGTGTTCCATTTCGAAGGCGAGACTGTAGGCCGTGCGGGCTGTTGTCTTCCAATCGAGGATGTCGTCGGTGTCGTCGCGCATGATCTGCACCATTGCAGCGCGGGCGTTTTGGTCTATTCGGTTTGTTTGTTCTATGCTCATGGTTGTCGTTTCTTTTTAAGAGGACGCACCCAACCCAGTCCGGCGCGTGTCCTCAGACACGACGTTGGCCGACTGACTCGCATTGCCGGTTTTACGGTCGTTGTTTGTCATAACTGGGCGGGTGGTCCAAATCGTTAGCGTATCAGGTCCCAGATGCCGCCAATGTCCAGCGCGGCCATCTGCATTTGTTCAGTGTCGGGTATGTCGTGACGCCCTTTTTCTTTCCACTCGTATCCGGTTATCTGTCCGGCAGCGTCGACGGTCGGAACGCGCGTCACGTTCTGCATCTGCGCAAAATACTCATCCGGCGCGTTCGCCGCGACAGTCCACCAATGCGGCGGAAGCTTTTCCGGCGACGCTGCCTCTTTCACCTCGCCGGCACGGGCTCGGATGTTCGACACAAACAGTGTTTCGCGGTAGTGCGACTTGGAAAACGAGTAGACAAGGATCTCGCGACCATCGCCCGTGCGCTCTACGTCCTGCTTCCAGTGCTGCCTCATTCGCACACTCTGGTTCGTCACTTGGAAGTTTGCCGCCTTGTGTCCGCGAACTGGGTTCCATCCGTTCCATATCGGCGCGTGCCTGCTGCCGGCCCACGATCCGTGATCGCGGCAAGCGCGTTTGACCTCGTCCGGCTTGTAGGCGCAATCGATGAAAACCCATGCGTTCGCGACTTTGCGCGACTCTTGAAACAAGCGCAACTCTTGGAATCCTAGCAGGTTGCCGACATCAACAAGGCGCGACTCTATGGAGCGCGTTTCCGTGTCGACGATGACTTGGCGCAGGCAATAGACGATGAACCCCTGCTGATTGTCGACGGTGATAATGCGAGCCTCGCGGAGGTGATCGGCGCGGCTCTGGTCGATGATGCGGAACTCGCCGATTGAGTGATTCCCGACGCAGGCGTCAAGGTCGCCTTTCTCGATCTTCTCCCCGCCTGGAGGCTCCCATGATTCGCCAAGCGTCTCCGTGACGAAAACGCGCAGCGGCGCAAGGTCGCCCTGCTTTTGCGCGACGCGTGCCTTCAGGAACTTCTTGACGATCTCCGGCCACGCGCATTCCGGCCACGGCATATATGCTTCCCACCAATGGCAAGAGATTTGATCGGATGGAGCTAGCGGGTTTGTCTGAATGGGGCGCAGCGTCGAGTAGAGCCGGAACTTTTCATGATCCGCGAACCGATGCCGGCACGCTGGATTATCGCACTCATACCGGACTGTCTTGGCTAACTCCTCCCAATCCCACGCGTTTTCTCCCGGCTTCGTCCTCTCGTTGGTTTCCCACACGAATCCGCCGCACTCGCGCGGCTTCGGATGCAGCGTCGTTGCGTCGCGGCCGAAGCGGAACGTTTGAGCGTGCCCGCACTCGGGGCAATCCCAGAACCAGAGATGCTGCGACCCCTCACGAAAGCTTAGATCGAGTTCGCAGTTTAAATCGCCGGCCGTCGAGAACCCGAAAAACTGCCAGTTGCGAATCGACTTGAAGCGGTTGCGGATTTGCGTTGCGGCTCCGGGCGGGTATTTCCGCCACTCGTCCAAGAATACGGTGCCTACGCTGATTGACTCGCGGGCCGATGATGTTACCGCGCTCAAAATGTGCAAATCCATGTTCGCGAACTGAACAAGCTTGTTCGTGAGCCGGTCGCGGGAGTGCGGAACGAGGTGCGCGACCGCTGGACAGTTTTCAAAGTCGGCCTTGAACCTCGTTTTCCAGAATGACTTCGCCTTTTCTTGCGAATCGAGATACCACGCGGAGTGTCCGGGCCGGTTGCGGAGTTTCCAGATTGCGCAGAACTCCGCGGTCTTGGTTTTGGCGCACTGCGCAGCAACCTGGAGCGTGATCGATCGCTTGGAGCGGTCTTGGAATGAGTCGACCACGAAGCGCGACATGGGAACAAGGTCGAAGGAAACAGGGCCGGGGATGTCAGCGTCAGGGCCGAAGACGACGTTTTCCTCGATCCATTGCGAGGCGGGTATGTCGGGCTCAACCTTCCAAGCGGCCGAAACGATGTCGGACAGAATTATTTCCTCCGTGATCCGGCGAGCTTCGGCTTTGATGTCAATTTTCCCCATTATGGTTTAGTAACGTTACTTCGGTGATTTGCACTGTTCCCCGAATACATTGCAGCGCGCACCGCTCGGGCAACGGCGCGGCCCATTGGCAACGGCACTCCATTTGCGATCGCGCGGCGAAGTTCCGTCGTGGTGAATGGCGTTTTCTCGAATCGCGCCGGGTCGATGCCTTGCGCTTCGGCCATGTAGGCGATTCTGGCACGGTTCCGCTGGGCGCTTCCCTTCCAGTCCGCTTGCCCGGTGCTGACTACCGTTGGTAGCTCGTCCACAGCTTCCAGAGCGGCGGGCTGGATGTGGAAGCGGCTTGCGCCTTCCTTCGCCCCGAACGTGAAGCGGCGGCGGCGGCGCTGTTCTCCACCGCACCAACGGTTGTCACAGAGTCGCGATACTATTTCGTAGCCTTCGATTTCCGGCACCGGAACGGTTGGGACGTTTTCCATCACGAACCATTCGGGCTGCGCTTCCGCTACGCATCGAGCGTAGTCCGGGATCATGTCCGGCATCACCGAGTCATCGCCCCACCTTGCGATGTTCACGTTCCCGAGTCCGCTGAATCTCTGGCAGGGTGGACCGCCGATGATGCCCGCGAACTTGCCAGCCGGAGGGTGGAAGTTGCGGATGTCGCCACCCCAAATCAGGTCCGGCCCGCGCACGATGATGAAGCCCTCCTCCTCGAATGCCTGGTCAAGCAGGCCGATCCCAGGGAACAACGACAACACCAACGGGGAACAAGACGCTGGTGACAATGACTGCCCGGCGGGAGTCACTGGCGAAGCGGAGGATGAAGGGCGGGCAGCCATGTCACAGCTCAGCGTTGTGCCTTGCTTCCCTTCGCCGCTTTCCTCTTTGGCTTCGCTTTCGCCTTCGCCTTCGCCTTCGCTTTACGCTTCGGCGCAACCCGTCGCTTCTTCGCCGCCGGCTTCTTGATCGGCTCCGGCTCCTGCGCATCGCTCCATTGCGTCGACGCTAGTGTTTCCGCAACCGCCTTACATTCGTTCTCGATCTGCTCCTGCAACCAGTCGGCCTGATCTTTGGTCAACCCGAGCTTGAGCTGCGCCCGCGGCGCGATCGATGCGCCAAGCAGCAGAAACCGCGACTTGGCGACCGATACATGGCGAGTGATGACAGTTCGGATTGACTCCTCCGCAATCAGCTTTTTGCGCGCTTCCTCAAGCGCAAGCTCCTTAATCATTCGCTCTGCTCGCGTCTTCTTGGCGCGCTCGACGTGGTAGTCTGGCGACTCCTGATCGTCGGTGCCGTTCTCCGCGATCCAGTCAAGCAGCTCGTCACATTGCACGTTGCCGTTCGCGCGGAACGCTGCGCAGCCGGCCTTTTGGGCCGCGTCGACGATGCCGTAGGTCAACTCGCAGCGGGCAGCCGCGGCTTGCTTGTTTGGCGCGAAGCCGAGCTTGGTTTTGGTATGGTCGCTCATTTGATCGATTCGATACGCCGCCCGATCCAGCGCATGACGGGAACGGCCATTGAGTTTCCAAGCGCATTGTAGCGCGGCCCATCAGGGCAGGCGTCGGCGTCTTTGCCGCGCCAGGGAATCATTGTGTGACCGTCAGGAAATCCTTGCAACCGCTCGCACTCGGTCGGCGTCAGTCTGCGCACAGCGGTTTGTTCCGGAACCAGCGGCGTCCCGCGTCCGGTCCCGTCCTCGCTCGCGTCGAAGCCCTCGCCGCCGCCGCTGTCGCCGGGGAAGGTTTCCGTTTCGGAATCGAGCCGACTACCGTGCGATACAAGGCACTTTGATACCTCTGGAATCATGTATCCCGCTTCGGCGTGGTCTGCGCTGTTGCTCCAGCCACCGCTTCCAGCGCAAGCCTTAAACGTGCCGGCAACTTCTTGCCCCGCTTCTCGGCGCGGCGCAGAATCCCCGCGCAGGCACGCGGGCTCAAATAGAACCGCTGCGGCACTTCGCCAGTCTCCAAGACATCCGACAACGAACACACGGCGTCGTCGCTGGGGAACTCCGAAGTATTGAGCGTCAAGAACGCGGTAGGCGAACCCATACCCGAGTTGCCCCAGCCCTCCGAGCAAGGAACCAAACGCTCCTGTTCTATCCGACAGGACGCCGGGGACGTTCTCCCACACCACCCAGCGCGGCCGAAGGCTTTCAAGAAGAGCAAGGAAAACGAGAGTGAGGTTTCCGCGAGGATCTTCCAAGCCGCGCCTGAGTCCAGCGACTGAGAAGGCTTGGCAGGGTGTTCCTCCAACAATGAGGTCAGGCCGAGTTGTAAGTTTCCATTCATGATGTTTCGTCAGGTCGCCAAGGTTCGGCACGGTCGGCCAGTGATGATTCAGGACAGCAGCCGGAAATTTCTCGATCTCCGCGAACGCGACCGGCGACCAGCCGAGCGGCTTCCACGCGACGCTCGCGGCCTCGATGCCGGAGCATACGGACAGGTAGCTGATTCCGCCTCGTGGCGCGCTCGTGTGTGATTTACGATTCGGCTGATTCATACGAAAACGATGCGATGGGGATTAACC